CAACCCCAATTTTGAATTCATAAGTCTTTTTAGACTCTGTTAATATTTGTGTAAATGTTTTCATGACGGTTATCCTCTAATACTATTTATCTTCTTCTAATTTTTTTAATCTTGCTAATAGGCTGTTTCTATCAGTAACAATAGCACCGTGACCGTTAACAATACCAGCCTCTTCAATAGGTGTATCCTTATCTTGCTTCTCTTTTTTCAGTTGTAAGTCTATCATTTTAAGTTTTTTGTCCATTTTTGCAACTTTTGCGTCTAAAGATGTTTTAAGCATTGATCCTGCTACTTCAAATACCCTGCCACTATAACGACTTTCAACATTCATCCCTAAATCCATTAAGTCTTCGTAACTTTGTAAAGCACGTTCAGCAATATCATTTAGTTCATTATCTGCTTTTTCGCCTAATCCTTTTACACTAGGCAATGCACTAGCAATCTTATCAAACTCTGCTATATCACGCATAGTCTCTTTTTGCTCAGCAATTTCGTATTTCTTTTGCTGATTTTCTTGCTTAGATGCTTCGTCGATAATTTCCTTTGAATCAGGTAAATCAAGCAAGTCTTGTAGTTTCTTTGTCATTTTAATATTCCATTAACTGCTACTATTATTTAGCAGAATTAGGGTCTTGCTCCCATTTTTCTTTAGTGATGCGTATATACCATGCTCTGAATGGTTTGCCTAGTCCTTCGCCTGCTGGATTGTACAAATAAGGAAGTAAGTACTTAGGATATCCTTTACCACTTCCTGCATTATTTGTTTTGATAAACACTTTATCTACATATTGAAATACATCATTAAAGAAAAACTTCCAGTCAAATAGTTCTCCTGGTGGTAAACACTCTCTATCAAAGCATGTCCTACTAGCAATAAACAAATCATATTTGCCCGGAAAGTCCATAGGCTTACCATTGTCAATCCACAAATGGTGTCTTTTTAAATTAATGATATCACAGCATTGTTTGTACATTGGACCTGTTTGCTCTTCGTCGACATCAGTTGCTTCAACATGTATACCTTTTTGCATAAGCATGTATGGCAACATTCCTACACCAGTACCTATGTCAACTGCTGTCTTTACATCTTTCAGCATACCAAACTCTTCTGCTTTTTTAACCATGTATTCTTTTTCTGGATAGTGTATATCCCATTGTCTGATATATTTTGCACCCCTTGCTTTTTTGGGATGACTGTTTGCTATATCAAACATTTTTGATTTGTATTCTGCTAAATTCATTATCGTCTCCTTCCGCTGTGGAAGATATCTTGCTCAGTAACTATTCTAAAATACATTCCTTTTTGTTTACACCATGCTCTAGCGGCTTCCCATTTTGCTTGGTTAACAATCCATGCCGCTTGGTTGTGTTTGCTACGACCTAGTTTTTCTTTTAGCGTTTGATTTTCAGGTTTGACTTCTATTATCTCAACTTTCCTACTGCCATTTTTATTTGCATATGCAATAAAAAAATCTGGTACATATATTGTATGCTTACCAGTTAATGGATTTCTATAAGGAATTTTTACTGCTTCACTAGCCCATGCTTGAATATACGCATGTTCGTCGCACATTTTCATAAACGCAAATTCCCAACTACTTCTATAAGTAGGAGTTCTATTGCCTATGTACTTGTCTGGATTTTTTAGGTTATATTTTCCCTGTGCAAACCGTGACATGGATCTATACCACTATGTTACGTGATTCTTGTCGAGATATAGTGTCTTTTGTTTTGAATCCAATTACACTAACTTTAGATCTATTATAGTTTACAATTTCGCCGACTAATCCACTTATTTCTACATCGTCTAAACCTTTAAGTGTATCAAGTAGTGTGTAAACATTTACGTCATCTGTCTTTGCTTGTTGTAATAATACTGTAGCAACACCTGTTGCTGAACTTTGTTCAAAACCTCTTTTTAAGAAAAATCCTACTACTGAATCAACTTGTGTAGCATTATATGAAATAGGATCAGTAAAGTATTTGTTAAAAAATTCTTTTACTTCTGTTGCACTATCTACTGGTTCTAATTTGTAACTGCTGTTTGCCATTATGGTCCATTTCTTCCTGCTTGTAATGTTGATCCTGAATTTGCACCTACTGTTGTTGAAGTACCAAATGAATTTGCTGTGCCTGCTTGGGCATCGTTTGCAAAACTAGTTGCACCTGCTGTTGTACTATTGTTTGCCGCCGCTTGGGTAATCCTTTGACCGTATATTAATGAACTAGTATCAACTGTTCCGCCTACTGTTGATGTAATAGATGCATTCCCTCCGTTACCAGATGATTTAGGAATACTTATATTACTAAGTCCACCTACATTTTCTCTACCTATATTTGTAATTGTACTTTTTAAAATATTAAATCCTTCTTCACGTAGTCCTGCTTTTGATAATGATTTTGCATTTTTAAATGTATTAAATGCAGTCAACGCTGTACCTAAATTAAAAGTACCACCGGCAATATCTCCAAGTACATCACTAATTCCGCCAATTACTCCACCACCGCCAAATAGACTACTTGTACCACCACCGCCTAGTGTTAATGGACTAGGTGTTTTATCGTAGTGTGCAGTAGCAAATCCTTTTGGACTGTTTTCACCTACTGGACCTCTACTATAATATACTGCTTCATATGCAATACTAATTTGGTTTTGTGAAGGTGTACTATTATCCATACTATCCACTTGGTCGTGTGTTAGACCTGTAACCATAGGATTAACAAGTGTATATCCTAGATACTCATGTCTAGCCATTTGGTAAATTGTAATTTTATTAAAGAAAGGTGATTTGTGATCGTTATCTAAACCATATCTATAATTTTGTGAAATTGGATCTGTATATGTGTTACGCGGATTATATGGTGGATTTATTCCGTCATCTCTATAGTTACCGTCTCTAAAATAATATCTGTAGTATGCTTCCATTAACGTTGTGGTCAATCCCATGTTGTCATCATGGAAAGTAATGTTAACAGGATCATATTCAATACTAGTTTGTAAGTTCTTTTTGCGATTATACATATTTTTAGTTGCAGTTTGAATACTAAACTTAGGTAAATCTGCTGACTTAACAAGCATATTAATTTCTTGTTTGTGTCTTTGATCTAATTGTGGTATAACTTTTTGTGCTTCTGGACTTAATTCAAATACTACATGATACAGGAATTTTGTCTTAGGTGCAAGACGCATGCCGTCATCTGTAAAAAGTCTTGCGGCATGTTGATAATCTTTTAAATTACCACCAGGATTTGTTGCTCCCTGTAAAACGTTATTTAAGAATCCATTAAGTATGTTGGCCATGTAAATATTTATCCTTAAAAGAAAAGTGCGTATAAAAAGAAAAAGGGTGACCTAAGCCACCCTCTTATAATACTATGGCAATATTACGGATTTATTATATTCCGCCGCCGCCTGTTACTAGACTGTTAATAGTTCTACCAACTGCTGTACCAATTCCTTCACCTTGTGGTGATTGGATAGCGTTGTCGTAACGCATTGCTAATGCAATAGTTACTGGTTCATTTGAACTATATGCTAGTGTGTTATAGTTTGCGTTTTGGATAAAGCAACCGTATAACTCGAATGTTTCTAGTACGTTTGGTGTGTTAGCACCGTTACCACCATCTAAGATTTCAATACGTGTTGTGTATTTGTAATCAATACCTGATGCCGCACTTGACTGTTCGAAAAAGTCAAATTGTTTCTGAAGTTGTTCGCCAACTAGTTTTTGTACACTGTTGTTAACATCTTCTCTTAAGTTCAATGTAATTGGTTCCCAAGTAGGACGACCTGCTAGGTATGCTCTACTATTGTAAACTGGAATTTCTAATTCCTCAAAGTTTACTGTTGGGCGTGTTACATCAATTACTTGTTTTGTAAGTTCTGTTGTCGGTGTTGATACACCAAAGTTCTCAAGTGTCACTCTAAAGCGATACTGTAGTTTCGGCATCAACAAACCTTGTGTTGATGCAGATGCGTCGCTCGCTAGTGGTACTGTAATTTTTGAGAGTGTTGAAATTGCCATAATGTTTTACTCCTGTTACAAGTATTTATCATTAACGAGCCCCATATTTCAGGGGCTCATTTTTTGAATTATAATCCTGCAATCTCCCCTGTATTCTTAAGTCTTAATGGAATATAAATGAATTCCACAGCCTTAACTGGTTCAATTGCTATATCTAAGTATAGTTCGTTTCTATCAATTCTACTTGGAGTATTGTTAGATTCATCACAAACCACTATGTAGTCGTATAGTGCTCTACTTCCAACTAACTCAAGCATTAAACTTTCAGCCGCTTGTTTGATCTCATCACGTGTGATCTTATCATTTGGCTCAAAGATATAAGGCTTAGCAAGTTTATTAAGTTGACTACGCATGTAAATTACAAGTCTAGCAACGTTTACTCTATCTAATGCACTTGCATTCTTTGCTCTTGTTTTCTGTCCGAAACAAACAAGTCCTGCGCCTGTAATAAATGTAATAGGGTTAACACTAATTCCAAATAGCGTATCACGCTGTCCTTCATTTAGTGCAATTGATACAAATTCGCCTTCGTTATCAATGTAACCTGTTGCTGTTGCGTTAGTAACTCCACCACGTCTTGTTCCTGCTGGAGCAAACCATGGAAACGAAACTTGATCACTTAATGCAATAGTTCTTAGCATCATATGACTTGGCGGAACAACAATGTTGTTACCTGCGTTGTCACTTGTGAAGCCCCATGGGTAATAAACACCTAAGTATTCATCTCTACTTACTAGTCCATCGCTATTATCTTCAACTGCAAGAGCAACGTTTGTGCCCCATTCGTTA